TTAGGATATATCCTTCTATACTCTTTGTATTTCTCTAAGTTCATTCTTCTTTTTATAAGCAATTAGCTTTTCTGTAATCTTAGCATTATTAAATTTAATGCCAGCCCTAATAGCCTTTTTTAAAAGTCCTCTATCTAAAGCTATCTTACTTGGTCTAAGATAATCCTGTAACTCGGGATCTTCTAGGCTATAGTCAATATCAAAATCCTTCTTCAACATATAGTAATCACTTGAATAAACATCAGAATCTATAAATGGAAGTAACTCTTTTAATATCTTTTCCTTTTCTTCCTTATTCCTTTCAAGCTCGTCTTCAAGTTCTTGCTCCTTTGCAAGGTTCGCTTTGAGCTTTTCTTTGAGAAGATAGTCTGTTGCCATTTGTGTAGTTTAACAAATAAATTATTAAGCCTATTCCTAAATACAAGAAGATCCAGCTTAAATACAGTCCACCCCCAGAACAATGTTATCTGTACCCTTCCTATCCTGAATTTAACCTTTGGAATATTAAGTATTTCCTCAGCCGATAATGTCACTGACCATCTTGTCAAAGTCCTCATCAGTACCCGATAAGGATTCAATCTCTTCATCCGATAGATCAACCGTTTCATGCTTGGTCTTTTCTTCTGCACTTTCTTTAAATGGACTTGCTCCTTCATATAATGCAGTTAAATCAATGTTAAGTGATTCATATTCGCTTTGTATCTCATCCGGTACCTTCTTTTTTGGAAGAGGTACTACTGCATATCTAGTTTCTCTCATCTGACCAGTCTTCTTAACTTCAACGCACATATTGGTAATACTTCCCCACTCCTCTGTAGTTATAAACTCCTCTAACTGTCTTTGTATTGAACGCTTGTCAATCTCAAGTATAGCTACTTTATTATTGTTAACATCCCATACTGCCATTGCCCAAAAGAACTTTGGTTCCTGCTCTCCCTTTGGTAAATCTTCTCTCTTCTTCGCCCTTACCGGCTTTCTCTTGCCATCTTCTTCAACCCAAACTTCCCAGCCCCATATAAATGGAGGCTCTCCTTTGGTAAATAAAACTTGAAACTTGTTCGAGCCTTGCTCAAACTTCATGTACCTCGATTGACTTTTTGGAGGTGCATAACCCTCTGGTAATCCCATGTTTGTAGTGGGTAATAAATAAACTAATCCTTGATCCCAGTTCTAAGTACTTGTTTAGCAATCAATTCTTCATCCAGGATCAGGGAACAGCTTATTTATATACTAATAGTTTATATGAATTGAGAAGAGATGTCAAGATAACTACCGGCTAGAATAATATATCCCTACATAAATTAAAACTAACCGGTAGTAGAGTGGAGGCCAACCTTCCCAAAGCATGCCCTCTTTGACTTGACCTCCACGCTACTTATCTATATAACGAGTAGCAATTATTTTGTTCTTGTTGATATCGTCTATCACAATTATCTGCCAGTAAGATTGGCAATTCGCAATTGTTTGATAGCCCATTCGTTTTGCAGGTTTGATTCCAATCATCTACATAAGACTCATAGGCCTCATCTAAACAGATAGATAAATAATCTGTAGTATCTACGGATCTAAGCAAATTACCTACAACAAAAAAAGAGGTTAAACAGCATATCGACACTACAAATACGGAGGCAATAATAATTAAGGCTGTTTTCATTTGATTAAAGTACCAAGATAGAACATAGCCATACCAAATATGGAAAGAGGAAGAAGAAGTTTAACTACTTCGATCCAGTCTATGCCCCATTTAACTTTAGCTTTTGTTTTTCTCATTTGAAAAAGATAATAAGTAAAATAATCTTGTTGGTTATTAATATCGATCATTCTTTTCTAAATACTCGATCAATACAGGTGTAAAAAATATACCCATTCCAAAAGCCACTGCATAAATAAGCCCGCCATCAAGTCCATATTCTTCAAACATTAAGCAGAAGGGTGCAAGGAAAAAGACCATAAAAAAGAATAACAATGTTCGCTTCTTCATAGTTAGTTATTAAGATTTATCATCTTGAATCTTTTTGATGAAACCCGCTAGTTCAACACCTATAAAATTATCCCTCCTTAATTCCCCACAATATATACACTCATCTTTCGGCTCTTTATCTACACCTTCAATTCCATAGCGACAACCTTCTAATAAACACCTTTTATATACTTTAGCTTCTGCATCTAAACAAAACTTTTTAGCCCTCTTTAATACTTTAAGAGTTGTATCAATCAGTTTTATATCTTCCATAGTTAGTTATTAAACTTATATAAACTTAGACCCAGGCCTAGCCCAAGACCAAGATCTAGACCTAGACCCAGACCAAGACCCAGACCTAGACCTAGACCTAGACCTAGACTCAAACCAAGACCAAGACTCAGACTCAGACCAAGACCCAGACCAAGATCCAGACCTAGACCCAGACCTAGACCCGGGCATAATAATTAATTGCTTAATATTATTTCTGTTCATTAGGCAATTCGTGTAACCATTGGAACATATCAACTATTGAGCTAATTGAAACCCACATATTACCTACGGGTTCTACTTCGTTTAGCCTACCATCTTTAATGGTATTCATAAATCTACCACTATCTGCTACCCAGCTTGCGTCTTCCAATTGAAAAAACCCATCTTTTAAACCTATTACTCTACCCACGCAATGATAGGTTACTGTCCTGATGAATAACTTACTACCGACTAAGCTTTCTAGTCCATTAAAATCATTAAAGTATTCCTTTTCTTTGATACTATCTGCGGGTATATATTCTTTACCCTCAATAGTAACTTTATCTATTGATGTTTTCATAAGAAATAAATAAAAAAAATAAAATAGTTAGTTATTAAGGTCTATCACTTTAACTTTTCCGATTTTATAAAACCATAATTATCTTTGTTCATATACTCGCCGTCAATCTGTTCTTGGAACTGTTTATATCTATTTGATGTTAGTATCAAATACATTTTGTTTCTTATTAGTCCATCTCTCCAACCCAATATTGTCTTCTTTGTTTCCTCTTTCTCTTTATCCTTCATAGTTAGTTATTAAGGTCTATCAGTTAAACAATTGTTACAAACATAACCACCTACCGCACTATAATGAGCATCATAAAGTCCTCCCTCTGCACCACACTTAACACATTTCCATTTCCAATTATCACCAGAACCGCTAGTATAGAACTTAGTTTCCATTTCTTTCTTTAGCTTGTATTCTGCTACTGCTAATTCCATCCACTGTTTCTTCTTCTGCTCTAGGTATTGAACTATTTCTTTAAAATCAGAAGCGTCAAAATCATCAAGCCAATTAAGTAATAAGTCGTTGAATTCTTGCACTTCTTTTTTGGTTAAGCTCATTTTTGTTCCTCCTTATAAGCTATTAGATACTTTCTCCACATAGTTGTAAAATCATTTATCATTTTAAGTAGGAATAAAATTGACACTATTATGTTCTGGCTCATCAATAGCACTATTACATCAAGCATAAATATAACCTCGTCTATCATTCCTAGTTGCCATATTGCTCTTGCTTTAGCTTTATTAAAAGTCATTGGTTTTAGTTTGCTCATTTCTCTTTGTTAAAAATTTTTGTAAATGCCATTATCGGAAACCATATTGGGCTTGTTAAAATTAATAGGGCTGTTAATAATAAAGAGCCAATTATATAGTAAAAAACTTCTAAAATATCTTTCATATCTTTAATGTTATCTAAATCTTTCTTCATTTTTGTTCTGTTAATTAATAGGATTAGTATTTCTTTTAGTCCATTCTAAATTAGATATTAATCGAGCATCACAATAACAATTAGGTAAACCACAAGCTACAACTTCTGCTCTATATATTTTGCCAGTACCCTTTTCTTTAACAGTAAAAATTTTTCCTTTGTTTGCCTTTCCTCTTGGAATATCTGTATCTTCTATCTCCATACTTACTCTTTTATAATTATTCAAATTTCCTTTTAGTGGTGTAAATAACATAATAAGAAAATAAAAAATAAATTATTTACTAAACTCTTCAACTGGAACTATAAATACTTGCTTTCCCCTTATCTTCCTCAATACCTTTTCGCCATACCTTTCTACTAAGCCAAGTGCTTGATCATAAGTAATGTCAAATTTCTTCCCTTCTTTTCCAACTGTACAATGATATATACCGGCCTTCTTCAACGCTCTAGTTTCTATCCCTATACAGTAGGTCGGCTTATCAAATTGATATGCCATAAAACCTTTCTTGATCTTGTAGTCCATATTAATTAATTAAAAAGTACGCTTTTTAGGAATTGCTCCAATAAAATCTGACTTCTCAAAGTACTTCCAAGGTATGCTAATTTCGTTCTCTTTTGCCCCTTTAACCACCGTTCCACAGTCTTCAATATCTGTCGTGCTAATTTCATATTGATCAAGATTCTGCCTATCTACAAGCACAAATTTCGATACATTTAAATTGACCATCATTTCTGTAACTATGTATACCGGTAATCTATAGCCGGTCTTTTTCCATTCATTAGAATAGGTTACGAATCTTATTAAGCTCTGATCCTTTTCGTTGAAATGATAATCCCCTTTGATTGAAGGCATTTTTATCCAAATAAAATTTAATGATTACTAACTTAAGAAGTATGCCAAGAAGTATGTTGATTTGCTTTAGCATTATGCTTAATTAACTATAAATAGTTTATATCAACCATTCATAGATGTCAATAGTTTTTTATATTTTTCCTCATATTCTTCTATCTTTTCTTCCCACCATCCGGGATAAGGTTTGAATACTTTTGTTCGTTCTTGTTGTAACTGTTCTAATATCCCATAACCGAATTTCTTTTCTAAGTAGATAGCATATGATTGAAGATTCCCGGAAAGATATTTATTACACCGAACACATTGAGCGTTCACATTTCGTTCATCGAAGTAGAGAGAGAGGCGAGTAACGGATTTCGGTATATAGTGTCCTGCGTTTTCGGGTGCTCCTCCACAGGTTACACATTTACCATCTCTTAACCGAATGTATTTACTGAAGATCTTCCATAGCTTTTCCCTTAATCCTTTTTTAGTTATCTTTCTTCCCATTTATTTTTATAGTATATTTGCAACCTGTTTTAATATAATTAGGGCAACCATAAAAATCTCCATACCTTCCTTTTATTCTTCGCATTTTCTTTCCACAAAATTTACATCTTGGTCTAGGATCAAATCCTTCACTAATAGTTATTGGTTCTCCAGCCATTTCTTCTTGATACCAATCCATTTGTTTATAATAGGTTTTCCTAAATCCATCATGTGCCATAGTAGGTCTACATAACCAACTTTATTATAGCACTTAATGAGGTATGTATACTTCACAATATACACTCTTTTTTAAGGTACTGGGAAACCATTTATCAGCTTAGTGAAAGTATTAAAATTCAGTATGCCAAAGTGTATATTAAGAACATACACACTTTAGTTAGCTAAATTCCCGTTTCTGATTTACTTTTTACCCTCTTGACAAGCAGGTTTCTTTCTTATTATAGTGAGCGCATTCTTTCTTTTTCTTTTACCCTTTTCTTTTTCTTTCTTCAGTATCTTAATACCGTTAGTAGCGCTACAGTAAAGAGTAAAGCCTTTCGGCACCTTCCTGAAGATCAAGCACAGGTTCTATTAGTCTTCTATCCGGATGAAGTATCATACCAATACCTCCCATTTGTTCTCTATCTTTTCTATGGAATCCTTTCTTTTTTGAAAAGGCATCCGTTTCCTTGTAAGTACCAAGGGAGAGGAAGGAAACATCTCTGCTTTTCCCACCAAACTCTTTAACATACTGTTGAGATATAGCCTTCTGATGCATATGAGCTGTGATAAAAGCATCTCCCCCTTCTGCATCATCTCTCATTAATCTCATAGCAGCATGAGCATTATTATATATGGAGAATCCGTTATGTCTATGACAACCCGAAATCTTATACGGTGTTTCTCCTACTGTTAGGTTTATATAGGATACCCCTTCTAAATAATGGGCTTGAAAATCACGAGCAAAATTTAAATATTGTGAAGCACCTATTTTTGAACTCCATCCGTCATGATCCCCATTCCAGGCACATAATAGTTTTCCTTTCATTTCCCGCAAAGCAGATTGCATATATAATATCTGTTCGTCTGGGATTGCAATCTCGTCATATACTGCCGGAGTAAAGAAGAAGGAATCTGTTAGATCCCCTAATGCAAAAGCATAAGTATTCGGCATATCCCTTACTATGCCTACATGTCTTCCGAAAAGTTCATAATCTACATCTTGTCCTCCGGCATGAACATCACCGAAACTATATAACATTATAGGTTTATCTGTATTGATCTTGATGTCTACTACTTCTGGAGTACCGATACTTTCTTTTCTTCTTTGCTGTTCTGATTGCATTCTTTCCTGCCACCAGGCAAAGTCTTGAGGGGCTGAATGAAGAGGGGTAGTAAATTCTATTTGAGGGTGTGTTACATTGCGTGCTTTAATTTGATCTGCAGATTGATAGCTGCCATCTGGATAGTATAGTCCACTCATATTTAGTTTTCTAATCTAGGTTAATATCTTTTCTTCTTCAACCGGTTCCGTTTTTTCTGCTGAAGATCCTTATAGTAATCCGTTATGGAATTGAATAACCTTTCATAATCTACCCTGCTTGGAACTCTTTTAATTTCTTGAATGTCTTTTTGATACACTCTCTCATTATTGATTAGCTGTAATAGCTCATCTCCATAATGTATCATAGTTACCTTTTAAAAAGTTAAGTACGCATACTACGCCTTAGCTTTTTCTCAAGCTTAAGATAGGCCTTGCTTAATACATGCTGAGCCTTCTCGCCCCTATTATTAAATTGAGCATAAAAAGATGCAGACTCTCTTCTATAACAGGGCTTGCAGTAAGTATGCGTTTTATAGTCCATAACATAAATGCTAGCTGGACTATCTTGTTCGTGGCATAGTTCACATTCCATTAGAATCTTGTTAATCCTCCCTCTAATGTTGTATTGCCAGCTTCTTTACCATAATCGTGCAGGATCTTATCAATTGCCCTAAGCACAATTACAGTTAATGTAATAAACTCAGTATTCCAGGGTTGCCCAGAAAGCCAGTTTATTAAAAGGGGAATGAGAGCAATAACAAGAATCCTTAATGGCTCCTTGATTGCTTCCCATAATGCAGACTTGCTCATATAAATAATATAAAAATTAATCTATTATATTCTTTCCCACATGCACTCTAACCTGATTCTTTTGCCTCCAAATTTCGGGTTCACATTGTTCTACAGCAGGGCATCCTTCACATAGTTGAGAGATGGTGCTTAGTTTAAATCCTACCACAGTTAGGAAATCCCCACATTTTCTACGGGCTATTTGTTCAACATTGCAAATCCCATCCCAATTGGGTGGGTATTGATCAAGATTATCCATTACGCTTTGATGTAATAAGTTATTGGTTTATAAGAAGCTAATTCTGCATTAGCTTTTTCAAGATCAGTTTCTAAGGAAAGTATCTTGGCCTCTGCCAAGGCTAGTTTGGTTTCACATTCGTTACAATTTGCAGGAGTGCTAACATCCGTCATGTATTCTCCACTTACCCAGCCAGATCCGTATTCAAACCAGATAGGTTGACCACCTACTTCTTCTCCACATACTATCCTACTGCATGAGAACTTCGTTTTGGGAGGAAGCTTTCCTACTATTGCCGAACCAGTATTAGGTTCTTTCCTTACATTCATTTCAATAGTATTTGTGGACTGGATTGTTAATGGCGTACTAAAAGTAAATATATCCTTCATAATATCAGAGTAATAAATAAGATGACGATCAGTATATGTTTCCCAGTTAGTCCACTTAAAATGCTTCTGTCCTTTTTGCCAGAAGAAAAGTTCTGCCGTTCTATCTGCATAATCCAGATATACTTTCCAACCATTATAATATAAAGCTACATGAATATGATCTCCCTTTGCCGTTCCCAACTTCACACCCTTCTTATGATTATATGTATCTGTCGGAGTGAAGTGTACGAACTGAACATAGGCATCCTTAACTCCGTTTATCCAGTACTCGCAACCACCATCATAGTCTTGTGACCATTTCCTTTTAAATGTTAAATCTGCTGGAGCATAAACCCCTTTATCGTTATATCCAAGATATCCAAAATCAAAAGCACAAAAGGCCTGAGCAGCACCATGATTTGTTTGAGTAATTATATACAGGGGATCCTTATAGAAGCTACCTAATTTCATATAATCATATTAACGAATTATATAAATACAGTATATCACAACTTAATACTTAACAATATAGTTTAAGGTAATGTATGGATTCATAATCGATAATGCCGTACCACTACCTCCCAAACTATGAGTATGGGCAGATTCGTTTTGGTTTGTGGCCGTAGTATTTTCCACCCATTGTCCTGCATCTTTATATGTTCCAGAAGCCCCATCCGGAATATGAAGACTACCAGATGCTGCCGATGCTGCAAACTGAACTCTATGTCCATGAGCATTTTGGGTATGAGTATGTGCAGTTCCAGCACCAGTTGATATATTGGGAAGATTCGCTTGGGCAATAGTTGCTGTTTTAGCTCCACCAGTTTCTCCAAGAGCGTCAAAGCTTCCATCTGCTGAATCGTATCCTACTGGAACCTTACCTTTTAAGTTAGGTAAAGTAAATGTGGTACTGCCATCTCCGGTACCATAAGTAGTTCCTATCACTTGGAAAAGATCTTTATATACAGTTCTACTTACTGTACTACCATCACAAATAAACCAACCCGTTGGTGCTGTACTACCGGCAAACATTGTAATAGCTCCTACTGGATTGGCACTACTTCCCGATATACCATAGGTATTATTATCCAACTTTCCTATCTCTAATACTACTTCATCTCCGTCTTTGACTACAAGATTGCCATCCTTAACTGCAATAAAATCTCCTACATTTCCACCATGTATTAAACTTCTTTCCTTTTGTTCCTCTACTGGTAAAGGTCTTCTAAGCTCTTTGTTAAATCCGGCTTCCTGTATTTCCATTATATTGGTTTAAGATTGCTACTATTAGTTTCTTTTAGATATATCTCTAGACCATAAAGTATAAATGCATCTTCTCCACTAAACTGTATCGAGATGGATTTCAAATTAGCATCTCCAAAAGGTGCTACTAATTCTCTATGAAACTTTTTATTGTCAGGCGTAGTACTAGTAGTTGTCCAATAGTTATACTCATTATCTCCATCCCTAGCATAGGATATTATAGTTCCATCCTTTGAATATAATTTAAGATAAAGTTCTTTAAGTATTTTATCCAGCTCTATTTGTCCAGACTCTAATTCTTTAGTCCGGAAGTAATAAGTATAAGAAGAAGAAGATCCATCGCTTGCATCATCAGTAAACTTATTTCTAGTATACATTTTGTAAAGACTCATATCATCTCTACTACCACCTATTACTATCTTTCCTAAAACAGTACTATCAAATACTCCAAATACAGTTCCCAATCCAGATTGAGGATAACCTTCTACAGTAAATGATTGTTGATCTAAATTGTAAACAATCAAGCAATCTTCAATATTTAAACCCCTGGATATTATATACGAATTGTCACCAACAGAAACATAATACTTATTGTTATAGGTAAAGGCTGCGGCTTCGGAAAAGTTATTAGGATTTATTCCATTCCAGATACCCTTAAAAGTTACATTGTTTTCTATGGGTAAGGATATCTTTACTGGTTCCGTCATACCTATACCGAACCTGTACATTCCATCCTTGTTTATCCAGAAAGCACTTCCCCTTAATACTTTAATGCTTCTGTGAGAAGAACATCCGTAATTGCCAAGCAGTCTTGAGTTAAGAGAATTAGGATCAAATAAATATGCATGGTTTTCAGTAAAAGCTAGAAATGGATTCTGATCCCCAAGTGATACAAGCCCTGTACATTTACCATCTAGGTCAAAATAGTTTGAACATAAATAAATAACATCTTCATGCGCCCAGGCGTGAGTTCCTGATGCAGTACTAATGGTCATGGTATCGGCATCAGTTATGGTTTCTATAGTTGCTACCTGTGATTTAGTAGAATTCCAAACATCCCAGCCCACCATATCAGAAGTTAATATCGCCTCATCTATATTGACTGTGGGATAGCTTCCTATCGTTGCATTACCAGTTACCTTCTTGTATAAGAATATATCAGTTCCAGCTTCGGAATAGAACACCCTTCTTGGAAAAAGAGAAGATCCAGAAAAGAGAAGTCTTCCATTGCCTGCTGTAAGATACTTTGCTTCTAACCCATTAGTACTATCTACGGCAGATACTGTTGGGATATCAGTATCAGATACTTTATATAAAGAATAAGCAGGAGTAGATGTGGCCTGAGTTACTGATATTTGGTAATCTCTGTCTATGACAATTGTGTGTGTACCAGCCCCAGCACCAGTTGTTGCTATCTTAGTTCCAGCTATGGCATTAGCATAACTTGTTGCCAGATTAAATGTATTTGCGGTTGCATATATAACATAATAAGTTGTCCCCGTACTCAATCCTGTTGGTAGAGTATCAGTTGTGGTAAAAGACACCTCATCTCCTGTTGCAAACCTATGTGCTGTTCTAGTTACTACACAAGGATTAGCATTTGAAATGCTAGTTGCAGCACCAGGGTTACACCAAGTTATACTACTAAAGTTGTTGCCTGGATCTACAGTTTCACTTTCCCCAAACTCTGCCGAGTGATTAGCATTGTGAGAAGCATAAAGATTCAATAGGCTATAATCCCAATGTGCTCTATTTTCTGTGCCGGTAGTAGTATTATCATCACAGTCAATGAGCATTACTAAATGATATTTCGTATTGGCTTCAATTGGAATACTTAGTCCAGATACTGTAACAGTTGTTCCAGTAGTACAGGTCATACTTGGGAAAAGACCATTAGCTATAATGGTGGATCCCGGTACTCCAGAGTTATCATTAACTATCCACCATTGTCTAATATAGTCTTCTCCGGCCCCTGCATTGCTACAATAATATGGATTACCATCAGACATCTTAATTGAAAAAGAAGATATTGGAGTGGCTCCAGTAGCATAAGTAGTGAACGCTTGAGAAGCATACATAAAAACTCTATTAGTTCCAGTTGTTTTTACTTGTGTAACGCCTCCATAACTTGTGCCATTACTATTAGTAGCATAGGCACGCATATAATAAAGAGTACCGGAAGTTAATCCTGTTATAGACGCACTAAATACTCCGGTCTGCACATCCGTTCCAGCAGCCGTACTATCGGCAGTTGTTGGTGTACTTGTGCTTGATGAATAACAAATACCTCTTGCTGTAATGGTTTCCCCTCCAGTAGAGGTTATATTACCACCCATTGTGCAGGTAGTTTTATTTAAAGCACCTGCCGCTACATCAGATAATACCGTAGGAGTTGTAGTAGCTGGAGCGTATAAATACCCATAAGCTATAAAAGAAAAATCAACATTATAATTAGCCCCATTTAAATATCCTTGTCCTAAGGAATATCCAGGAGAATTGCTACACCACCAATTTATCATGTTTGTGTAAGCTACTGTATTATCTACTTTTTTAATACAATATTTAGCACCTGGAGTTACTGTAATTGGAGTAAAAGAAAAGCTATACCAATGAGCTGAAGTAGAAACACTATTAGCAGACATGCTTGCACTAGCCAATGCACTTCCTGTGGGAGCATCTCCAGAACAAGCATAAATATATATATCAATATTTCCAGATACGCTATTAGTTCTACTTAACAAAAGATCGACCTGATCTAATCGGTCATATCCAGATGGAATAGTAAATGACATAGAGAAATCACCAACGGCCCATCTATATGTTTCTTGTTTATCCCAAACAGCAATTTGTCCACCTGCACTCATATTAATTCAATAATAATTATCTATCTGTAACATTAAATACATCTGTACCATCTCTAGTCCAAGTAATACCAGACGGAACTGATGTTGAATTAGTACCTAAACCAAGGTAATATAACCTTCCCTGAAAGCTACAGAAATCAATCTTATATCCATCAGTTACTGCATCCGTATATTTATAAAGACTATGGGTGCCAGAACCTGCACTAGATGTAGCAATCTTAGTACCGGCAATAGCATTATCATAAGAAGTTGCTAAATATATTTCATCTGCATCTTTATAAATAGCCCAGTACTTTGTACTTGCAGTTAATCCAGTAGGTAATTCTCCATCTGTTGTTAGATACACATCATCTCCAGTTGCCAATCCATGAGCCGAGGCACTGATAACTACTGCGTTTGCACCATTGCTTACTGTTGCGGTAGCAATTAATGCTGATATTTCATTTATATAGGAAGCGTTATTATAATAATAAAGATTACCATTAGCACTCCAGAAAAGCCTTGGTAAACCAGTTACCCTTTCTTGTACTCCTAATCCTTTTACATCTCCGGTACCAGATACATTCACTAAAAGGTCTGTGCCAGTTCTTGTGGCAACATTTCCATCCTGATCTAGGTTACAATTTAATATAAGTGGGGATTGATTGTTAGCTATTAAGTCGGGGGAACTGTGTTGATTCATACCTCCGGACAAATCCACTAGGTTAATTGTTGCCATTATTGAGAAGCCATATTAGAAATAATATCCTCTAAGTCTTGAGCCATTTGCTCATTACTTTTCTTTGCATCTGCATATACATTTCTTTCTCTAATCTTCCCCCCTAACACTCCCAATAAATTCAGTATACCAGAAACAGGATCGTTCTTGATAGATGCTGCGTTCCTTGCCTGATGCACTACTGGGGATATGAAAGGCATGGTTTGCAAGGCGTATGATTGATATGGATGTACTGTATTAGTAGTAATTACTCTTCCATTTTCTGCTATCTTATCACCACTTTTCCATCCTAAAGCCTTACGAAGAGGAAGGGGGAAGTCTTTCCAGAAAGAACCTCGTACACCTTCTTTAATAGGTTGTTTTTTAAATGCAGAATATCCAGTAGTCATCTCTATAGGGAACTTAATAATAGGCGTTACTTGAGATGCTAATGCAAAGAAAAATTCTTGAGGGCTATTAATGTTTATCAATTCATTTAATGCTTGTGTCGGTTCTCCAAACCCACTCATCAATTTTACATTTCCATTCTCATTCTTACTAATAGGTATTACCATACCATCCGTAATCCAGTCGGGCATATTGTTCCACTCCTCATCTGTTATCTCTCCACCTGCTAATACCTTTTTTAAATTCTTGAATATCTTTTCTTGAATTAGCAGAGGCTTGTGTGATTTGCTAAGTACACTTAACTGATGCTCCATATTTGTTTTCATAAAGCCATAGAAAGGTATAAGTCTTTTTACTCCTTGCCTTTCAAAGTTAGTCATTTTGGCAAAGTCTAATGAAGATTGTTTTGCCAGTCTTGCTGCATTGTTTGGAGCATGATCGTTTAATTTGTCCAGGAAATTGGTTACCCTCATAAAATCTTCTCTCCAAGCCAGACTACCTACTACATTTCTAGTCCACCAATTACCAGCATCCCTAAACTTTACATCCTGCGTAAACCTACCAAGATCATCTCCAAGCTGACTAAACTTGCCAGATATTATTGAGTACTTCCTTATAAGTTTAGCCTTCATTAAAAGATCGTCTGCCTTATCTCCAAACTTTTCCATTGCTTTTTTAAGGCCATCATTTTCTATAGACTTAAAGAAATCCATCATTTCTAAACCCTCTTCAAAAGACCTATACATACGAGCTGGATTACCACCACCAAAACCTCCTAATAATACATTGATAAAATCACCTACTGCATTTCTAGCTCCGTAGCCGGGAGTCCAGGGAGAATAGGTAGTTACTATCTTCTTCCAATTATTATTTACCTTATCCCAGAACGCTGCAAATCTAGCAGCTCCCGGATGACTAAATGGTTTGGGATTAAAAGCTTTGTAATATTCATCCAGCATATCCGCTGCCTCTTTAGGAATGTAAAATCCGTTAAGGGAAGAGTTGTTAGTTATCTTTACATATCCTTTTCTTGGTTTAGTAAATACTATAGATTCTCCTTTTTCGTTTTTATATCTTTTTATCTGATCCTCAATCGCTATGTTCTGCTTTACCCTTTCTATTTGCAATTTCTTTTTAAACAATCTTTCCAAATTCTCCTCATAGGTTTTCTTATCGTCATACCACATTTCTTTTTTGCCAAATCTTTCTGCCAATTCTCTACTATCTTCGAATTGCATCTTATATTCTGGTACAGAAATATCGTCACCTATTACACTCTTAACTGGTTGAGGTTGTAGTTTCGGTTTTGTTTCGGGTATTTTAACCCCATTTTGAGTAGATGCCTTAATTTCTTTCTGTGATGCCTCTTGCATTAATTGCTCTTTATTATAAGGCTTCAGTGCCTCTTCCCTCATTATCTTCAATTTATCCTCCCATACAGCTCGATTTTCTTTAACATCAATATCTAATTTCTCTGGTATTTTATTCTCTTTTAGTATTTTCTTATAAGCAGGATTTTTAACTAATTGATTTCTCTTTTCTACAAGTTCAAGTTTCTTTTTTAAGTACTCGGCCTTTCTACTTCCAGAAGATTTATTATATAGTTTAGTAAGTTCGTTTATTCTTCTATCCAAATCTTCCTTGTTCTTTAATACTATATTTTTATTACCTTCCATTGCATCAATTAATTCTTGGAGTGGATCTTCGCCACCTGCTTTTGTAGCGAATGTACTTTCGGTTTCGGATAATACCTTCTTTGCTGCGGCCGTTCTACCAAGCAATTCATCAGCATATTCTTTTCCAGACATCATTAGTGTCTTTCTTACATAATTGTAAATACCCTGAGAATTACCTTCCTCTATCATCTTTTGAAGGGCCGGAGTCGGGGACTTGAATTTTCTTAAAAGGAAATCAACAAGATTATTTTCAGTATCAAATACATTACTTATCTTTTCACCTGTCTTCGGATCCATCTCCTTTTTGAATTTACTGGCAAGCTCAGTTGCCTTCTTATTTATAGTTGGTCTAAAGGCAGAAAGCACCTCGTCTATTTCGTCGGGTTTTACCTCTCCTCTAGACATATATTTTTGAAGAGTTATTATATTATCTTTGCTTAATAATCTACCCTTTCCTTCACTATACAGTTTCGGTTTTATTTCGGTAAGTGGAATATGAGTACCCTTTTTATCAAGCTTTCTAAAGTATGTAATATAATTACCAGGTTCGTAAGATTTATTAATCCTTCCCTTCATGGCATCTACTGTCCAGTTTTCTGTCTTCTCTAACGCCTTAAACTCTCTATCGGTAAGAGGCTTTTCTATCTTTCTTACATTAACTATTTGCACTGGTAGTTCGCCTTCTATCTCTACAATATCTCCAATCTTTCCTAATGGATACGATCTTGCAGTAGATGTTTTTTCCCCCAAACCTACAGCTTCAAGAGTTGATTTTCTACCAGTAATAGACTCACCTTTTTTCATTAAGAAATTCATTTTAGCTGGAGGGGCGAAGCTATCTGCAACAGTATCAAAATCATATAGTTTATCAGGATCGAATTCTTTTTCTGCTAACATTGCAGGATAAAGTGTTTTACCTTCCGGAGTTATTATGTAATCAACAAAAGGTTTACTGTTTTTATATCCTTTTTGAGAAGGCTTGGTCATTATTTCCTCTTTTATTTGACTCTCACCAGCGTTAAGTATTTCCTCCATTTCTCTATATTTCTTGCTTATATCTTTAGGCAAGTTAGGGCTAATCTTTTCTGGGAAAGGATATGCTCTACCATCAAAATACAATACCTTGCTTGATTTATGTCTATTAATAGCATTCTCTATTGGATCTATAGTCTTTAATACCTCTTTAACCTTTTCTATCTTCTCTGGTTGCACAATATCCTCAACTGCTTCTGCCACCTTCGACTTCTTTGCCATCTCTTTTAATTCAACATTAAACTCTTTCATTATCCTGTTGTATTGTTGTTTGGTTATTGGTTTCCCCTTCCCAACAGTAGCTATTTTTTCTTCCAACTTTCTTCTAGCAGCACCAGTAGTATCATGTGATAATATATCATATAAATGCCTAGCCTCCTCTCCAAGTCCGGCATCCTCTGCATTTCTACCTAACATGAACATACTATTAAACTTCTTTCTCAACTTCTCTGTCTGTTCTGGAAAGTATCTATTAGCTCCTTTACCTATTAATCCAGCCCCTTCTGCTATTGGATTTAATAACATATTTACAGCAGTAGCTACCTTTGGATCTTCAGTCAACTTCTTCTCTCCGATATCACTTAGTAATGTCTTGACCTCCTTAACATCAGCTTTGGCTACAGCTTTGGAAAGGTAACTAGAAGCCGAAATATCCCCAGCTTTAAACAGTTCGTCTACACCAGCAGATACTCCACGCTTACTTAATTTATCTATAAGCTTTTCCTTATTACTTACCGTGAATTGTTTAGCAACATCATCTGCTATCTTAATAGCATCCTTTTTCAAAAGAGCTTTAGGAGCAGAGAAATACATGGTAGGATCTAGAGCAATATCTCCAGCAAGTGATACTCCTAGGTTAGCAATTCTGGAAGGTAGTGATTTTCCTTGTAGTATATTTGCCTGTTTAAGAAGATCTGTGGTGGTCTTTAGATCAGAATGTTTAGTACCAGTTATTGTAGTATCTAAACCTCTAGCTACATTTTTTAAATACTTAAGAGGATCTTTGTTATATATGACATCTGGTATAGAACCAAGGGCAATAGGAAGGGCAAGGATACGAGATAGAAATGGTACCTTTTTCTTTCTTTCGAGTTGCTTTCCAGCTTGTATTTGTACCCTAGGATTCTGTGCATATCGTATTAATTCGTTTGGATCCATTGCTTACCATGAGCCATTTGTAAAATAATCACTAAGTCCAGATGCTCCAGCTCCCAATCCTCCTAATATACTACTATACTTTGCTGCATTGCCAATCTTGCCAATAGTTCCAGCACCACCCAAATACATTAAGGGATCAAGCATCATATCGCCAGCCATACCCACACCAAAATCAATATTTTTATTACCGGTACTAAAGTTCTCCTTCTGCATTAAATCACTAAAAGTTTTAAATTCAGGAGCGTCAATGGGTAACATCTGACCAGCAGCCCCCTTCAATATATTTAATAAATATCTGGGGCCAACCGATAACATAGATAAAGGGTCTTTTCTATCAGTATTATAAAGTACATCAGGTAATGAACCTATACCAGAAGCCGTTGAGAAGAGTTTATTAAGATGCCACAACGGATCTTTTAAATCTTCTTCTGTCATAAACGCATCTGCTAGTGAGTTGCCATTCATTTTATTTTTTTAACAATTTTATCCAGCTCAATTTCTTTTCTTTGTTCTGGAGTTAATTTGGTACCCTGTATCATGCTATGCGCTATCTGATTCAATCTATCTACAGCTTCTGTACTTCCACTACCAGGCATCTTTGTTTTTCTGGCAGATAGCTTTTTAGTGATCAAGGTCTTTAAAGTATTAGCAGTAGATGAACCGACTACCAATGGTTCTCCACCACCAAATTTGATGGTAACCGTACCATCCTCATTGTCTTGAAAATAACTTTCAATATTCTGTTTAATATAACTGTTGAGTTTGGCTCCCATAGTAATCTTCATATTCTGGCTCTGAAGTTAAACTGTCAAGGGCACTTAATCCTCCAAGTCCTAGTCCGCCAGCAACTACGCCTTTCCTAACTTGGGGAGTATTTAACCTTTTTAAAGCAAGGAGTAGCTCATCTACTTCAGGCATTTGAGATAGTTTCATTAGATTCGCACTCTTCCCTCTAGCAGCCCTTAACAAATCGGCCAACCTTTTCACACCCTTGCTTAATACCTTATCATCTAAAGCTGCCATACCACCCCTTACTGCGCTTGTGCCTTCATTTAAAAGTCCAGCTCCCTTAACACCTAGACTGGCTCCTTTTGCTCCTACCTTGGCTCCACCTTTAAGGAGCTTCATTAAAGTTTGTGTTACTTTGTCCATTAATCGTCTGATAAAATATAACCTCCCAGTGCACCAGCACCTGCTGCACCGATTGTAACTTTGTGCTTTTTCAACCAAGCCTTAACCTTATTCCAATTACCTTCTTTAACTGCATCCTTAATAACTTTCGGAGCTTCTGGCAATGGGGGGGTTTTAGTTGGTTTAGCTATATTTGGATTAACCGTAATCTTACCCATAAGTCTAGTTGCAGAAGCTGCACCTGACCCTGCTTTAACTTTAAAGACCCTTGTTGTAAACTTCTTACTCGCATCATCCCAAACATGATAACCCTCAAAACCCTTGTTACCTACTACCTTGATGGCAATATCATCTCCTATCTTAAAAAAGCTTTTACCAACACGCTTGAAATTCTTCATGTTGCTGATATATTTCTCAGCCGCTTTCGCTATGTCATCGGAAACGGACTTTAATATTTGTACCTGCATTTTATTTACTGATAAATACTATTATATAAATTATTATAATCTTCGTTTACATTATAAAGATTCCCAAGGTTGGTAATATCTCCCTGCTTTAACTGTTGCTGACTACCAAGCATTGACCTAATAATATAATCGAGATTGCCTTGATCGGGACTTGTTTTCATTACACCGTAACTTGCTGGTGATTCCCAGGCGTTAATTGCACTACCAATATCTTTTTGGCTTAATGCAGCAAGTAATCTTTCAATTCCTTGAGGTTTTCTAGCTTTTGGTATTTTACTTTTAATGCTTTCCGGTAAAGATGCTTTCCCATAAAACTTTTGTGTTGCAGCATCTCCCAGTTGTCCATATAATTGAGAAAGCTGTAGGTTTTGCATCTGCTTATTTAACCTGGACTCTCTTTCTTGTTCAAGGAAATTTGTACCCATTAGATTTAAAAGCAATTCATTTGTTTCTGCTCCAGTAAGTGCACCTTGTTTCGCCATATCCTGAATCATGTTTATTCGTGCAACACTTTCCGGTGTCTGATTTGCCCAGGCTCCTTCGTAATATGGCAGATCAACACCTCTTTGAGCAGGTACATAATTCTTATCTATAATATTATAAAAATCCGTTGCCATTTTATTACTTTAAAAAAGTGAATTAAACCAGTTAGACAATTGATTATTACCATAATCCCAAGTTGCACCTATTCTTTTAAATGGATCATTACCAGCAGCATTCCAAGCATTCATATAATCAATATCCGCTTGCAATTTAGGGGTATAACCATTAGTACCGTTGGGGTCTACATAACCACCTTTAACATAATCTTTTACATCTCCACTTGTTGTAAGTGTTTTATTTCGCCATGGCTCTTTAGTAGGAACTGGTGTACCAGGATTATATGGGTTTCTATTTTGATTATTTAAAGCAGCTCTCTGTAATGCTAGTTGCTTCTCAGCCATAGCTCTTTGCCATGCCTGCTGTTCGGCTTCGTTTTGTAATTGATATGCTTGTAACGCACCCTGTTGTCCTAGCTGCATCTGTTCTGATAACCTATTTATCCAATCGTTAATTGAAGTTCCCCAATATTGTCTTAAAGCTTTATTCTGATTTAAATTATTCATAGCTTCAGCACCTTGAAATTGAGCATTGGCTATCCTTGCAGAAGGTGACATACCTCTTGCATCTCCCTGACCTACAAAGGCCTGTGCAAAATCCCCATACGCTTTAGGAGCCAGTGTACTAGCATCTCTCATCAATCCGGATATTGTGGGCTCATTGATAGTCTTTACTCTCTTTTCCAAATCAGCTTTTAATGCAGCTGGATCACTGTATGTTGTTAGATAGTTATTTAATAGTTCTTGTGCTGTTGCCATTTCTAAATATTAATAATTATATCCTCTAAATGTTCCCTGTAATGGGGAATATCCAGCAGACAAGGGATTGCTATTTAAACTTTGTCCAAGCTGATTATTTAAACTCCTGAACGCTTCTGGATTTAAATTCTTATATTGTTCTACAAAGCTAGCAACATACCCTGCATTTGGATCTTCATTATAATCCTGTTCATATTGTCTATAAGTAGCACCAAGATTGCCAGCCATTAAATTCCTAAACTGTGACAGTTCATCTTGCCTTTGTCTTTCGTATTGATTTAAAGTATTCTGTCCTATCTGTTTTGCAGCCCCAAATCTATTCCCACCGGAACCATATAAAGAACCCATTGTATTTCTATATCCAGATGCTGCTCTTGCATAGGCATCATTGTTTACCTGCTCGTTTGCAAATTGATCTATTAGCCCAGGATTAACCACATTCTCCCAGGGAACAAGTTCCCGAAAGGTGGTATTGATAGGCTTCATCTGGTCTAGATACGGACTTAATATTGAATCTACTACATTTGCCATAATTAATAATCCCTATTTTTAATATTTTTTAAATGACTTTGAATGTCCCTTTTAGGTTTAAGATTTCTCAAAGGTCTAAAACTAGCCAATAACCTTGCCCTTCCTTGTTCATATTTTTGTTGTGCATACTGTGCCAAACCAGTATCTTTCCGAGCAATAGCCCCCTCCTCTACCGCCTTCCAGTAGAGAAAGGATTGATGATTCAAAGGTAATTTAGGTACATCCGATGAAGCTGACAAGGCTGTTGGCATTTGTAAATATCTCATCTTTATCGCCTTCGTATCATTCTCTTCAAACAATGGATATATGCTAAACCCATTTGTGGGTACATCAGAAACTGAAAATGTTTTTAGAATATATTTAGGATCGCTCTGATCAAAAGTTTCATATCCCGTTTTGAAAAGGTCATCATGCAATTTCATAGTAGCTGGAATATATGTTCCATCAGTTCCATACCTTACCCAAACAGAAAGGTTCTCTATATAATCAGTAGCATCCCCACCAAATGTATAATCCCTGTCAAGAATGTAAATTGTATCTCCAGCCTCCCAAGTTGCCACACTTGCAGCCATGGTTACTTGAGTAGTTGAAGAATAAGTTTCTATTGTTTCATACTCCTCCTTATCTGCATTATAAACATTACAACCTTCGTGACCAGTAACAAAATAAGCATCGCTTATTATAAGAGTAGTAGTTGATACGCTAGATACTGTACTACTATAAGTATAATTGGGAGCATAAGCTTCCACTTCATAAAGGAAAGGATACTGTTCTGCTAAAGCTCCAACAACATCATGGAGATAAGCATCATTAATGGAGTCTTCTATTTGAGATTCCGAAATATCCCTTCCAGAAAGAAATGCTAAAGAGCTATCAAGAAGATTTAATTCCTTACCTGCTCTCTTTTTTAGTTCAGTAAATGTCATGTTTAGTATGAATAATCAACAAAGGATTTAGTACTACTTAATATATCTTCGACCTTTAATAATGGTGTTAATAAAACATCATTTAAAATCAATTCCCCTATACACATTGTGTTTACATTGCTATCATAACTATTCCTTTCTTGAATAGTCTGATTATCTATAAGGGAAAAGGTTTTGTCGTTATGACTAATATCAGTATAACTTGTAGATCCTCTATTGGATTTGATGAAAGAAGTAGAGATTTTTGTTATGTCGCTAAAGCTAGACATATCTATTTAACCAGTTTAAGTCCTTTCTTTCGGTAATCCTGCTCCAACCTTTTTTGGATGGATCCCTACTACTTTCATATAAATAATATAACATATCAAACCATTCTGCAAACATTTCATTAACATGCTCCATTGAAAAATTCTTAACTGCATATTCTCTGCAGGTTTCGGGTTTTATTCGGTCTATATTCTTAGCTGCCCATACAAACTGATCTAGAGTCTGACATCTATATCCTACCACTCCATGCGCTATAGTTTCTGGAAATACTCCATAGTTACTAACAATAACCGGTGTGCCACAGAATAAACTCTCAATAGATGTTCCACCAAATGGTTCTAGATATTCTGTTGCCAACCAGGTAGCTTTAGCATTGCTCATTAAATCACTTCTTTTCTTCTTATCTGCAAACCCTACATACTCCATATTGTCATAGGTAGCAGAAAAGTCTTCGCCATAAACTGTATTACCTTCTTGTCTGCCACCTTGTCCAGCTAGTATTAACTTAGCTCCAATGGCTCTACAAGTTTCTATTGCGATTAATATGCCTTTCCTTCTTATCATTCTTCCAATATATAGAAAGTAATCCTGCTTTTCCTTCTTGAATTCAAAATCGTTTGGATCAAAGTAATTAGGTATTACCACATCATAATTATTACCATTAGCACTCTTGCCATCATACTTCCAGCCATAAGTATAGTTTTGAATAAACGAAGATTCAAATGCTTTGAAATTAGCATAACTTCCCCTGTACCCAACACCAGGTTCCACAGTTAAATATAAATTTACCTCGTCTGCGATTGGCTTGTTATTAGCTCCCATTGAGCAAAGTAAAAAGTGGTCATCTGCTTTCCGTTTATTAATTTCTTTTATAGCATTTTTAAAAAACTTCTGGCTTGCTTTATTATAGGGAGGATCAAAATTATGCTTAAAAAACGAGCTAGTATGGTCATAGCCGAGCTCAAACCTATTATCTCCTACTCCATACTCATCTCTAATATCATTCAAATCTAGTACCTTTACATACTCAGTACAAACAGGATCACCACCTTCTACTCCATATACATAAACCGTATGACCTGCTTCAGTTAACATTTTGCTTAGCTTCCAAACTTTCTGTGTAAAAGCACAGCCGGGAAACCTCTCTGATACTGGTAAATGGGTAAGTCCAAGGAAATGAAAGGTATAGCTCATTGTCTAAAATATGTTGGTAAAGGCGATATTGGTTTACCATATAAATAAAATATTACATCACGATCCAAATTGTTTAAGGTCCAGCTTCCATCCGTGTTTTGATAAACTAAATTACCAGCATGCGAGGGGGATTCATTGTCTACCCATAGTGAAGTAAAATTGCTATCTGGACTGATTGAATACAAACCAAAGAAGTAGACACCATTTCTTTCTATCTTAACTATATTTTCGCCAGAGAATGTAAATTCAACTAAGCTCCGATCTTGTGAAATATCACCGTAAGAAACAGTATTTGAAGTCGCTAACAAAGTCTGACTATCACCCAGGTATATTTGAGCATTAAGAACATGTGCCGGATCAATGTCTTCCAACCTAAACTGCTCAATATAAAACTTGATACTTGTTATATACGCAGAAAATGGAACTTCAATTTTCTGACCTGCGAATTTATTGGTTACACCAACAGGTAGACCGTTATTTGAAAAATTGGATTCTGGATAAGAATCAAGTAATATTGCCATTAAAAATTCCGTAATAACATAAACCGTTTGCACCCTTAGTGCCATCTAACCTTTCTACCTTTCCATATCCACCCAACCATTTATCTAAATCTTTCTTTGTTAGATTATGAATATGTCCAGGAGTAATTCCAATTTCTATCCATTCAAATACTCTTACTATCTTTCCCGCCTTTAAAGCGTTGTGGCATATCTTCTCTGGGTCTTCAGTGTGTTGAAGTACATTGTAGAACCAAACCTCATCAAACCCTTTTAATTCTGGGTAGGATATATCAGAGTAAGTATCTATATCCTCAGCTTTAATGTTTATAAATGCAATGCCCTTTTCTTTATATCTATCCTTTACCCATTCAGGATAAGAGCAGGGATCAACTACTACACAACCTTCCGGCTTCTCCACTTTGAGTAGCATTGAAACTTCTCCACCACCTATATCTAATACCTTTCCATAATTCTTAATATTATATGGTGTATAGGCGTTACGATAAACTTCAATACCCATCTTAGAGGCATAGACGAATTGCTTTTCTTCTTCATGGAAAGTATTAGCACCTATCGTTTCGTGCCAGTTTTTCTCGTATATCTGTGCTTTATCCCATTCTAAAATATTCACCTTTGAGTTGTTGTCCATGTTTAATATATAAAAGAAATGCTTCTTCGGCGGTTTTACAATACCCTAAGAATATTCTTTTCCCTTTATAATATATTCTTGATTGCCAGCGCTTACCACAACGATTCACACCCTTAAACCCGCTCGTATTATTCCTAGCTATTTTTGCGTTAGCCATGTTCTGTTCTGCTGTAACGATTCTTAAATTCTTTTTACGATTATCTAACCGGTCGCCATTAATATGATCAACAAATCTATCGTCACCCAAATTCAAAACCTCTCTGTGCATCATTATTTTGCCTTTCCATGTCCCTCTTTTTATGCGCCTACCTCTATTAGCATATCCCCTGGAACTCATATACCAGCCATGTTTATTTATCCTTTCAAAATCTTCATCATCTACAATGGCTAATTTTCTGCCCTTAGTAACCCTTTCTTTTAAAAGTATTAATTTCATATTAATAAGCATTAATTATCTCAAATTGTTGTGCCTGTTCCCATTCGTTCATTTAACTGTAAATGGTTCGGTATAAAAATTATACTCTATTGTTCTTCCCATTGTAAGTTTATAAATTACCCTGCATGTATACCTATATGTTTCTGGTACTAAACTCACAGGGACATCAACCGCCCTTACTTCATTATGATCTCCTACTGTATTATTATTTGATCTTTCCGAAACCTGGTAAATGATTCCATCCTCAAAGGCACACTGCATTGTAGCTGGAATATTCATTAGTTTGGTGAAGTCCGATCTATACATTAAGATTCCACCATTCTCAACCTCTGGTGTAAGAACTTCGTATACACCATTACCGTTCTTATCAACCTTATCAAATTTCAGTATTTCAAAAGGGTAGTAGCTCATATAGGCATAAAATATCATTATGCCAAAAGCTAGTAATAATACTAAGTAGCTGAAGTAATCTAATAAATCTTTAAATTTCATAGTTGTAACCCCCTTGTTAAAGCGGTAACAACCGCAGTTAAAATTAATCCTATCACTCCATATACAAGTTTCTGAATGGTAGATAGTCGTTCATTAAGTATCTCACACTTCGTAGTTAGCTTGGCTACCTTTTCTGAAAGTTCTCTAATTGCTTCTGTGTTGTCCCTTGTGTCTTGTGCGTTACTCATTATGCAGCTTCATAAGTAAATGTTCCAAACACCTCATCATCATCGTCTTGCGTAACTGGTACTGCATGTGTCATACTGCCCTTTGTTGCGTATGTTCCATCGGTTGATGTTACAAAAAATCCCCCTGTTGATAATATGTCTAATTGGGTATATACACCACCAGCACTATTATCCCTCAAATATGCTGCCCCAATAAAGTTCGGCCTACTTCCATCAGTCGCCCTAGCTGCTACTGGCAAGGCAAAGCTAATTGCTCCAGATGCACTTGTAGTACTTCCCCACTTATAATATATACGCCCGAACACCGTCTTGCCTATTTGACAATAATATCCAGCAGTTGTCCCATTTCCTATTGTTAAATTAGTCCAAGTCGGGGTGAAACTATTCCACGCATCTAAGTCTACACTTGTAAATGCTTGATTCTTTAAAACTGTAGCTGCCATAAGTTTAGTTTAATAATTAAGCCGCACTAACGAGATATCCAGTAAAATAATTGTTGTAAGCTGATACAACTAATGCTAAGGCAGTCCCACCATAAGCCCTTATATCTGCTGTTTTTGTCGCCGCCATATATATTAATGCAGAACCAGTTGATACATACACCTTAGATGCTCCTACCTCCATTTCACCACCTCTTGCCTTTTCCGAACCATCATAAAACAGTGAACTAATTACATATCTTGCAGAGCCATCAGCTGTTGTGGCTATTTGCCAATCAAAATGATAATAACCATTAACAGGCGCAGTAAATGTCCCATTAGATACATCGTTCCCAGTGTCAAACACTTCGGTATCATGTTGAACTTGTGCGAAAGCCCCACTGCCTGTATTAGCCGCTGCGTTTCTATAAACATGAAACCTTATATTTAAAGTTGGAGCCGAATCAGTATAGTTTATAACTGGATTAGTTAATGTCTTATTAGTTAATGTCTGTGTATCACTTGTTCCTACTACATCACCTGCTGGCATTGTCTTGCCATACCCGCCAATATATTCCCATGTGCTAGTTGCGTTATTGTATATTTTTAATCTTCCCGCCATTTTAAGTGTTTAATAGTTAAGCTGCTTCATAAGTACCAGTTATCATCATTTCATCTGTATTAGCCCATGTCATTGGCACTGTACTTGATAACGCAGTATATCCAATATAAGTACTGCTCGCATTGATTAAATATATTGCCCCAGTGCTCCATATCATCCCAAAGTATAACGCAGTACCAGTGTCCTGAATTAGAACATAACCAATAACACTGGCATTGCCATAAGTAGCTGCGGTTACTGGCAAGGTTAAAGTTACACTACCAGCGATTGATGTATCTGCAGCAAATACAATTCTAGTTCTAAAATGCACTGTCTTGCCTATTTGACAATAGTAACCTGTATTAGTAGCACTACCCTCTGTTAGGTTTGCATAAGCTGGTGTAAAAGCATCCCAAGCATCTGCACCAGTTGGGAACATAGTTGCAAACTGTACCCCATCTAGTGTATCTGCATTACCACTTACACTTACCGCCTGTTGATAACTTACCAAAAGTACCGATCCAGTTGTAGGGGCGGTAGTAAAGGTTATTGTGTTTGCATCTGTTTCTGTATAATCTGCTCCGCCACCTGTCATTAACTGACCATCTCTATATACCTGTATTGTCCCTGCTATATAATTATTAGCAGTATCATAAGCTGTATTAGAGCTATTTACTAATCCGCTAGGTGTTTCATTAAAGACAAAAGAATTGCCATCGTGATAGGTGGCATCATCTGTATCCCACCATAGCTTTCCATCTGCTGTTGCAGGAGCGCTTGTTCCTACATAAGGTACATCTGCGCCGGTTCCAGTATCTCCTTGAATACCTGTGTCACCCTGTTCCCCATCTGCTCCAGTAGCTCCAACTGTACCCACACCAGTAGCACCAGTTACTCCTGTGTCCCCCTTTGCCCCAGTAGTTCCAGTAGCTCCTGTCGCACCCGTATCACCTTTTGCTCCAGCAGTTCCAGTAGCTCCTGTAACTCCAGTATCACCTTTTGCTCCAGCAGTTCCAGTAGCACCTGTAACTCCAGTAGCTCCTGCAGCTCCAGCCGTACCTGTGGCTCCGGTCACACCCGTATCACCTTTTGCTCCTGCACTACCAGTATCACCCTGTGTGCCAGCACCAGTATCACCTGTAATGCCTGTATCTCCCTGAGCACCAGCAGTACCTGTAGCTCCAGTAACACCAGTATCTCCATTTGCTCCAGCACTGCCAGTATCACCTTGAGCTCCTTTTTCTACTAATAAACTCCAATATGTTGTTTCAGTTACTGGGTTCTTATTAGTTCCGTTCTGTATTGATATATACCCGCTTCCATTGTATTGGACACAATCATTAACTGTGTATGCTGTTCCACTGTCCCATTCACCTTCCCATGGATATTCCGTTCCTGTATCGCCAGTTATACCTGTATCTCCTTGATCACCATCTGCGCCAGTCGCACCTGTCACTCCAGTGTTGCCTTGAACACCTGTATCGCCTTGATCCCCAGCACTTCCAGCTGTTCCTGTGGCACCAGTTATTCCAGTGTCACCCCGCACTCCTGTATCACCTTGGTCACCAGCACTACCTGCTGTACCTGTATCGCCCTGAATCCCAGTATCACCTTGTACACCGACTGTGCCAGTATCTCCCTTAGCTCCCGTTGTACCTGTAGCTCCAGTTACTCCTGTATCACCCTTAACTCCAGTATTTCCTTGACTTCCGGCAGTTCCAGTAGCTCCCTGACTACCTGCTGAACCAGTTGCTCCAGTCACACCAGTATCTCCTTGGATTCCAGTATCTCCCTGTGTGCCAGTATCACCAGCAACAGTTGAATCTGCACCTGTATCCCCCTGAGTACCTGTATCGCCTTTTGTCCCAGTTGCTCCTATTGCTCCAGTTGCACCAGTAATTCCAGTATCTCCTACTCCTGTGTCACCTTGAGTACCAGTATCGCCTTGATCTCCCTGAGTGCCAGTATCGCCCTGTATGCCGGTTCCAGTTGCTCCTGTGATACCAGTATCTCCCTTAGCTCCTGTATCTCCTGCTACTGTGCTATCAGCGCCTGTATCCCCTTGTTCCCCTTTTTCAACAAATAATTCCCAATAGGTCGTTTCTGTTGAGGGGTTTTTATTAGTACCATCCTGTATCGATATGTATCCACTCCCATTATATTGAACACAATCTCCTATAACATAATCGGTTCCACTATTCCATTCTCCTTTCCAAGGATATGTTGTACCATCAACCCCAGTATTTCCTTGTGTGCCAGTATCCCCCTGAATTCCAGTATCTCCCCGATCACCTACTCCAGTATCTCCTGTTGTACCTGTAGCTCCAACGGCACCTGTTGCGCCTACCGCTCCTGTATTTCCTGTTGTGCCAGTCGCACCAGTTACACCTGTATTTCCTATACCAGTATCGCCTTGTATACCTGTATCTCCTTGATCTCCTGCAGTTCCCGTATCTCCCTGATCACCAGTACCTGTAGCTCCGGTTATACCTGTATCTCCTTTAGCACCAGCTACGCCGGTACTTCCTGTCACTCCTGTATTACCACTAGTTCCAGTAGCTCCTGTAATACCAGTAGCACCTACAGTCCCAGTTGCACCAGTAATTCCAGTAGCTCCTGTTCCAGTATCTCCCTGAATACCAGTATCACCTTGAGCTCCTGTTGTTCCGGTATCACCTTGATCCCCTTGTATTCCTGTATTGCCTACTCCCGTATCACCCTGAGTTCCTGTAGCACCAGCTACACCTGTATTTCCTGCTGTACCAGTCGCACCAGTTACGCCTGTATCACCCTGAGTACCAGTATCTCCTGCAACTGTACTGTCTGCTCCAGTATCCCCAGCTACTCCAGTATCCCCTTGTATGCCGGTATCTCCTTGAGTACCTGTATCACCAGCTACAGTACTATCGGCTCCCGTATCTCCGGTAATACCGGTATCTCCCTGAATTCCCGTATCGCCTTGTGTACCCGTATCACCAGGAACATCAGATATCCCAGTATCCCCTTGAATAGCATTATCCGTAATATATTGCTGAAGTTCTTCTATATATGCTTTAGTTATCAAAAGCGCAATATATGCACCACTAGAATGTGTGCTTTCTGTAGTACCGTCTTGGCCTCTGGAATCAATAGTTAAAGTATCTGTCGATCGTGCAGATATTTTAATAATTTCATGATTATCATCATCTCCGGGGGAATCTACTCCTGCTCTCCAGACCGTTACTAGAAAATCACCTGTAGTTGGAAATAAGGCACCATCTCCTGCAGCCAAAGATATCTCTGTATCTCCAGAATCTATTGATGCAGCTATTGTACTTCTTGCATTATTAGCAACCTTTAGAAAAGCCATTTTAGGTTGCTAAGAATTAATATTCGATATATACATAAGCACTATGTGTGCCATCTGTTGTTTCCGTTGCAGTAATCTTTATATCTTTAAAAGCAAAATAATCAAGATCCAATGCATAGATTTTATCTGCATTTGCAGTACCTGTATCATAGCTTGCTACCCTTGTTATCCCTTCTGAAATTGCATTTGCTACATTATCTACCAAGAGATTGTAAGCATGATAAGTGGTTCCATCTAAAGATGCTGTTACTGTAAATACGGTCTTTCCCGAACTATGGTTTGTTCTTACAAATCTGCATACCACCTTCTTCGCACCCTCGATATTAATAGCATTTGATGTTGTAGTTGCTGTTACTGCATTTAGTGCTGTTACTAATGTTGTCATTTATCTTTTCTAAAAAGTATTTATTGGAAGGGAGTGCTCGCTCCCTCCCAATTCCAAATTTAAGCCGGTAATACTCTATAAGCCACATGAACTTTGAGTGTGCCAGCTGCTGTACCCGGCTGGGTATAAGCTGTTCCATACAAATTCAATGTACTATTAGCAGTCAATTTAATATCAGCTGCTGAAAGAGCTGCTACAAAAGCAATATCATCTTCTGTATCTTTTAACAAATCTGCATCTGCAATAGCCGCTGAAACCGCTGTGGTTCCTTGCCTAATTACTAGGTCATTGTTTCCACCAGTATAAGCCGCAGTATTAAAATCATAAGATAGAGTCGCACTAATGAACTCTAAAATATATCCCGCACCAGGAGCTGCTACTAATGGGGCACCCGCTGTATGACCAATATCACCAGCATCTGTACCGACAATATTAGCTGCTGTCAAAGTTACAGTTGCATACTGAATAACCTTAGGATCAATCTCACTTGAACCGACAGAGGCTGCAGTTGCAGTTAAGTTACCACTAGAATCGATTACCTGAGTTCCACCGACATAATACCCATCAGCAGAATCTACTCCAGAAAAATGTGTGTTTGCCATAATTTTAATTTTAAAAACCCTAAATATTTTCCCTGTTTTAACCTAACAGGTCTAACGGGTTGTTAAGGAAGAGGCTAACTCTTATGACCTGTATGTTTATACTTATTGTAAAAATCAATGGTTTGCTTACGAAGGGTGCTGATTCGCTGTGCTTCCTCTGGGGTATCTGCCTTTTTTGCAGCTTCCCCAAGTCTATCCATGCGATTCTCAAAAGCCTTACCTTTTAAGTTGTGTGCGTGCCAATCATTTCGATTAAGCACATTTTCAACATCAGCACCCTCGTAATTCATTGTTTTTAACTATAAACAGCACCATCACCTTTGGAACCCCAGAATCCTCTCCAGTCGCTCCAGCCGGTTGATGCCATAAATCTTACTTTCCAGTACATCACATCATTTTTGAATCCAACACTATCATCCTTTTCAACGGAGATCTTGTCGGCCCACTTGAATTTCAGTTGATGATTTCTACTATCCTGCAAGAACCAAGCAGTATCACTACCACCAGCAAATGCGCCTAGTCTCTTCCAGACGATTATTGTTGGAATTGTTCCACCAGCAATTTTGTTCATGGATGCATTATAAACATTCATGTCATTGTCAGCGGTTCCACTTCTAAGATCAGATTTGGTAATTATCAAAGCCTCTTTTCTAAGTGCTAAAGGAACGATAAGCTTGTCTGCAAAAATGCCAAGTACATTACCTCTATCAGATAATGCCTCTTCCATTGCAATCAGTGCAGTTTCCAAATTTGCTTCAGTAAGGGTTATACCACTTGCACTAGCATTTGATTGTGCAGTTCCACCATCGGCTCTATTGTGAGAAGGATCGCAAAGACTATCATTATCACCATAGCTTGTGTAAGCACCAAATGCATTTCTCAAAACTGAGGCGGCAATATCCTCTTCTTTCCAAGCGGCTGCTTTACCAGCTTCTCTTGGAACTTTAGAAACTAAATCCATTCTCTCGAATAGTTTGGTTTCGTAAGAAATTGCTACTAAGCCTGAGTATTTGGTTGGTGTGTAGGTTGTTGCATACTGCTCAATGAAGCTATCTTCGGGAATTGTTTGTCCCTCAGTTACGCTACCGATCATTGCTAAACCAGCATAAGTCATTTCTTTATCGTTGTACACATCTTGTGATTCAACTTTAAAGACATTTTCCAATTTTGGAGCTTCCTCTGAATATGCTTCGAGTACATGCTTCTGCACAGCAGGATCTATAAGATTGCTAAACTGTGCAATTGTCATTGGACTTGCCATGTTCGTTTAATCCCTATTCAAAAATTAATTAAAGACATGCTCATAAAGCACATACTTTCCAATTGAGGTATCACTGTCTACCCCAAAACCTTTGGGATTATACTCCAGACAAAACAAAGTTGCCTCTGTAGTATCTGAATGTGAACTAGTATCTATCCCCATCTCTCCTGTTGCACCAATAGCGTCTGCATACTCTCCAACATGAGTTGCTGCGAAAGTAGTACCGACATTATCGTTGTCTGCAATTACCATTAAAAAGGGTGTTACATTGACTTGTACTCCAGTTGAACTTGCGGTGGCTGCTTCTAAAGCAACACCAATATTTTCGGGATCACCAGCATCAGAGATGACTAATTCTCCACTACCATCAAATGTCAACAGGTCATACTTTGCGAATGTTCCACCACCATTGAATTCAAGGATCACATCGGAAACTCCCAAGAGAGAACCGACTGGCCTGAACCCATAGAATGTTCCTGAAAATGCCATTTCTATTAAATTAAAAAATATTTATCTTTTGTATTTGGCGTACTCCTGTTCGGTCATACCTAGTTTAGCCGCCATGCTCCGTTCCTGCTGACTTAAATTTGCAGATACGGCTTTAGCAGGTTCTCCAGACATTTCACCAAAAGAAGTAGCATTGTCTGCGTTCTTCTCTGCTAACCCTTCTAAATAACCTTCTTCTTTCTCCGATCCTCTTCCTCCTTGCAATTGTGCCAGAAGCGTATTGTATGAACTTACCAACGCATCCTTGTAGGATAGTGGTTGCACCTTCATTAAAGCTTTTGCTAGAAAGTCTACCTTATCAGCAAACTCTGCTACCAATTGCCTGTCTTCCGGTGACGCATCCATATAATTTTTAGGATTCATTTCCGGTACAGCTTCCATGAACTCTAGTTGAGATTGCTTGACATACTGGTCAAGTGTCATTTCATCCCGTATCTCCTTCTTTATCTTGTTGATATCGATTGGAACATCGGGTTTCTTTTGCCCATCCTCAACCTTAACTCCCTCTTCTTTCTTTTCCCAAATGCCTGGTCGTGATTCTCTTATTCGGTTTAAAGCATCAGTTACCTGTTGCTCATCCAGTCCCTGCGACTTTAAATAGTCGGTAGTCCTGCCTTCATCCTTTAAGAGCCACTCCCCATAAGTTTGTAATTGCTTTTGATATTGGGAGTTCTGAGATTCCAGTTGCTGTGACTTTTTCTGTAATCTTTCAAAATTTATAGCTTCTTCTGGTTCCTCTTCGTGAGCCTCGCTATCGGGCTGGGAAGCTTCTTCGGATTCCTCTGTCGTATCAAGAACTTCTTCTTGAGGGATTTCGGTTTCCTCTGATGGAACAAGGTTTTCCTCGTTCATATTAAATTGTCTAAATTAAAAAAGCTGTGGCTCCATTAAGGAATTACACAGCTTTATGCTTAAGTAAAGGATATAATATATCTGTATATATGTCAATTATCACTTCTTTTTCTTCTTCTTTGATTTCAGTTCTATAAAGTTCTTTACTATCTTTTTCAACTCCTTGTCCCTTTCCCAGGCCATATAATGTCCCAACTGTACTGCGTGCTGTATCCTATCTTCCTCTTTAATGGGAACCACCCTAAAGCTTAGATCTTTCATCTCTTTTATGATAAGGTCGTGCAGCTTTTGCAAAACATGAAAATCCGGATTATCTGCTAAGTTAAGCAGGATTTGTAATTCAGTTTCATTTAAACTGTTGAGGTTGTCCTCCATTATTTTGCTGATAAGAAGTAGGATTATTCATATTCTTTGGCATAGATGGAGGCATTGGCACCTGCTGTTGTTGTGGCTGTTGTTGCTGTGGGGGCTGTGTAAAGTCCCTAGTAGCCATTAAAGCCTGTGCTTCCCTCTCGGTTGCTGGTAATATGTCTACGGATAAGTGGTCTGCTAAACTCCTTGCCACCTGTGTTAATTGGTTATACTGCTCCATTAACATTGGATTTATCATGGGCTGTCCCATCATGCCGGTCATAGGATCTATTTGAGGAGGCATGGCTGTCTTTTCCATTTCCTTTTGTAATCCTACTATCTTTTCGTTCAATCCGTCTAAGAAGTTCTTCTCGTATAGATTATGCCTTTCTGACCTACCAGCTACCCCTGCTACCCATTGTCCGTTTATTATAGACTGTACATCCTCTATGGCGATCTCCACATCTTCCTTATCGTCAAATCCCCAAGACAATGAAGTTTCTGGAGGTAGGCTCATTAGTTTTACCCACTCCTTAGCTAGTATTCTAGCATCATACAGCTTTACTCCGGGCATCATCTTGCTATTAGGATCGGATGGATCTATAGCAAAGGGCATCATTTGAGCCATTGCCATCTGCATCCTTTGTATCTCAGTAGCCCTGTCTTTCATCTGTAAAGCATGGGGAGCTATTCTAATATCTAAATCTCCTACGGTCTGCATCAAATCTGGGGTTAGTTCTATGGTTGAGTACTTATCCCAAACCTTTCTCAATTTGATTTCATTCTCCTTGTTCTCCACCTGATATCCCTGGATAGGAACACGATGGTACTTCTTTAAATACTCTACCTCTCCAGATTCTCCGACAGACTCTACTATTCTAGGTATGCTCCACTTTTGTTTGATCATGCTCCAGGTCTGATCCCCTATATATTTATACGCCCAGCCTGCATTCTTTAAGAAAGAATTGACCGCAGCCTCCATTATTAGAGCAGATTGTTGTGTTGCAGTTGCAGAGATGTTGGTCTTTTGTAAGTTCATTTGAGCAGGATCTATTAGCGTAGCTATAGTTCCGTATCTTCCTAATGTGGAAAGTATCTGGAAGCTGTCCTGATTGACAAACTCATTATCTAAAGGAGCTATCTTGCTGGATAATGCTCTACCATCTACTGTATTTACCGGTATGAATTGGGTATCTTCTTGAATTAACTGCTCGGTAAACTCTCCGTAAATCCCGGATTCTATTAAAAACTTCTGGTTCAATCCTCGATACACCTTGTCTATCATCATATTCAAGAGTATCTCGCTTGTGGATTGCAAATTCTCTAATAGATCGGCTATACCTATACCATTAAAGCTATCGTGCTTTTTAATACAGTCTATCTTGTGGAAGGTGTATCCTTTATGATTATAAGGAAGGGGAGCATCTATTATAAGAACATCATTGGCTACTACTATGTACTGGTCGTTCTTTACGCTTTCATACTCGTATACCATTACTACATCTTTGGCTCCAATGTCGGGGGCTTTTGTAAAAGTGCTATCCTCCTCCTTGAAATCATCATCCTCTCCCTTTACTTTATCTACATTCTTGGCTTGAGGATTGTTCTTAAACTCCTCCTTGAACGCTTCCAAGCTTAACTTCCTTCTCCAGATCACATAATCTACCAGCTTATCGTTTCCCTGTAGCTCTGTACCTTTTGGAGATTCGTAAAACTCATGCCTGGGAATTGGTCTTAAAACAAATCCTTCAAATATAGTCTTCTTTTCTGGAGCTGTATATACTACTCCACCCTCCTTGACCTTTTCTGCTTCCTTTTCGTCAAAACCCTTGGTCTTTATAAACCTGACATTCCTTTCTATCTTCTTATATATCCATCTGGCAATCCCAGTTCCATGAATTAGTGCATCCCTATGCCAATCCGAAGCCTTTTGTGCAAAATCAGACTCGTATATGGCCCTGTCTATAGCAGAACTGGCGATTATGGCCTTGTCCTCATCTTCTGCTGTGTCCGGGACTGCAGTAAATACTACAGACGCATTCCTAACTCCGTTTAAAAGAGCTTCCACTCTTCCTGTAGTTTCTGGTAGCTTAACATTGCTTTTCCAAACATCAGAATCTATCGGTTTGTACCAGCCCAGCCATTGCTTTAGCTGTTTATCCCATCTTTTTAGCCAGTCCATGCCTCCGTTCCCACCATCTGCACCATGATAGCAGCTGGTTCCTCTGTAATCATTAGCACGATCAAAGTCTTTTAATACCTTTCTTGCCTTTTCATACTGGTCTTTGCTGTCCTTATTATCTTTTAAGCTATATTTATCCAGATAGCTTTTGTAATTTTCCTTATTCTTCATTTTGTAACAGATATAAAGTATTTCTATTCCTGTGAGTTATGGATACATCAATATATTCTGATGTATGTTTGTACTTCACAGCTTCAAATGTACCAAATCTAGCAGTTCTTAGCCAGTTTAAGTACCTCAGCACCTCGGTCAGTTCCGATTCGGTTACATAGACCTCGCTTATTATTATGCTGTCTGGATATATTTGCTGAATTATCAGTTTATTTTTGGCTGCCGTTTTATCCATTGTCGTATTTTATGCTTCTTTTCCTTGTCAAGGTCAAGAAAATTGATCTCATACTCTGCAAATCTCTTGTAACAGGTAGGGCAAAGCAGGAATTCTTTTCCCGTTAGCTTTCCCCCCTTCCGTTCCAGCACCTTGATCGTTTGCAGGTTGGTTATTTTTTTATGGCAATACTCACACTCGATTATCATTTCTTCTTTTTATTGTCCAATGCTATTATCTCCTCTTCTGTTAATGGCTCTATCTCTAAAAATCCTTCGTAATTTATCTTGGCTTTTGTTTCTCCAGGGCGTAAGGTCTGCTTGATCTCCTTCTTTTCAAACCTCTTTAGTTCCAGCATGATCTTTTCCGAAACAATAGACTCTCCTTTTGGTAGGCAGAACTTGTTCTGAGGAGTGTATCCGGTTGGTATCTGTGTTTCCTCACCACTCCTTATCTTATCTTGAACCGGATCGGAACCTAAACCCTTGGCTGTAGCCCATCTTTGTAGTCTTACAGCTTCTACATCCCGTTTTAAAAACCTTATCTCCTCTTCGCTTTTGCCTTTTACCTCCTCTGCTTTATAATCTTCCCAGTCCTTTGATTGGGCTTCAGTTAAAAGACCTTTTGTAAAAGGTACATACAAGTCTATCGGGCTTGTTATCCGGTACATCTTTGGCTTATCCATTTAAGATAAATAAAAAATTAAACTTTTCTGAATATTTTCTTTAATATCTGCATAAGCTTGCTCTGGCTCACTCCTGCTTTTACAGCTCTTGCAGTCTGCTTTCCTTTTAATCCGATCTTACCGCCACCCTTTTTTAAGGTGGATACTAAATTATCTGCCTTGTCCGGTATCCTTCTGGTCACAGCATCATCTATGTTCCAGACAGCATTCCGTACTTTCTTTTTGGCTGCAGATACGCCTTTGGCAATATCCCTATTGCCTTTGTTTGCCCAGTCCTTTGGGCCATATGATCTCTCCATATTTAATGCGTATAATCCCACATGGACTTCTTCTTCCTCTGGATGTTAGCTCCGGAAGGAACATAAGAAAACCTTGCAGGTGAAATTAAATTAAGCTTAGTTTTAGAATGCATTAGTACAATATATCTCATAGCATCAATTAGATGGTCTAGCTCCTTTTCCGGCTCGTCTATTGCAGAGTCGGATCGCTGCTCCTTCCAGCGATACCTCTCCATCTCCATTATAAGATTAACACAATTTGGATGTATAAACAATTTAGGTTCCTTAGTAACGGGATTTATCTTTAACCTTTCTGCTATCCTGTCTATTGAAGTGATCACGCTCTTCCTGTCCTTGTAGACTGGAGTTATGAACCAGCCATACCTGCTGTACTCTGCTATGGCACTACTGTCCTCACTATCCCCATATACTGCTCGTAAGCTATTCGGATACCTTTCCCTCTGAGCTCTTATGCTTCCAGCATGCTCAAAGATAGTCCGGTTGGCCCAGTAATACTCATCAAAAATATACCAGTTGTCATCCTCATCAAAATAACTGAATAGTACTGCAGTAGGATTGGTGTATCCAAAATCGTGCCCCAGCTCCAATGGGAACCTGGTCTTGACCTCAAACGCCCTTACATGAATTCCCCTTTCAAAATCCTTAAATACCAGCCCGGTATGCTTTCTAAAATCAGCTCCGTACTCCTGCATATAGCTGTCCTCGGTCATGGTGTCCTTTAACCTTTGTAGCTCCCGCTGTCCATCTTCGCTTAAAGTCCAGAAGTTGCCACTATCCTTAGTCGGTATCTGCCATCCTTTCCAGTCCGGCTCCCCGCTTTGAGAATATTGAAATAAGTCAAAGAAGAAGTTGTACCCCTTCGGAGTACCTATGAATACAGCCTTTCCTAACTTATCAGAAAGAGAAGGGAGAAGTATTTCCTCCCAGATCATCTTGGCATTCCTCGTACTAGCCACCTCATCCCAAATCAATAAGTCCAGTCCGGATCCTCTTAAACTCTCAGGCCTTTCTGCAGACTTTAACTGTAAGACGCTACCGTTGTGAAACTCTATCATTAGCTCCACATCGTTCTTCTTCTTGTACATCTGCTTGGTCAAGTACCTCGTGATGTCACTTCCCCTCCAGTAAACATCCCTGGCCTGTGGATATGTCGGTACCAAAATCCAGACCTTCTGGTTCTCCTTCTCTAAACAGGTGGCTATCGCCTCATTGAATGCGTATGTGCTTTTGCCACTACGCCTACCCACTACCACTACCTTGAACCTGGTAGGATCACTGTGCAGCATCCTCTGCATCTCAGTCGGCTCATACTTGTATTGTATCTTCTCCATCTATTACTTGCCTCTCTGGCGGCCTCGGTATGTTAAATATTATATTGGTTCCCCCTCCCTTGCTCTCCCCTAAATATCCTCCGTACTTCTTCTGCATAGCCTCCCAATACCGGAAATCGGTCTTGGCATTCTCTAACCCGATCTTGTCCAGATATACCATCGCATCCTTCATCCCCCTCGCCCACTCCCTATTCCACCACTCTATGAACTTCTCGCTCCTCTTCCACTTCTGCCACATGGCCGGATTTACCTCGGCCTTCTTACACCACTCAGCTATCACATTTCCAGTGCTGGGACTCAATGCAGCTTCCAGTACTCGCTGCATCCCCTCACTGGGCTTCCATACCATTAGCTCCTTCCCCATATCGCGTATGTAATAACTACTAGTACCTTATCCCCTTGAAACTTCACATATACCCTCGCATTCGTCTTCCCTACTAACTTCTCGTTTGTCGCTTCCTCTGCCTCCTCCAATCCATCATATAAGTCCATCTCTACCTTCATTTAAATAAATATAAAATTTATTTTAAACCTTATCTTCGTAATACCTCTATCCGAGTCCTCCTAATAAGTATCCTGAAATAATTAGCCATGCTTATACCCAACTTCTCACACGCCTCCCTCACCATCTCCCTCTCCTCCTCCGTTAATCTCACTATTACTTGTATGTTCCTCTTCATTCGTAATACCTTATTAAACTAGGATTTGCCACTAGCTCCTCCGCCTGTGTTTCAATTACCGAATTCTTTATGTAAGGATCTGGATTCTTCTGATACCACCTTTTTACTATCCCCAACGCCTGTGCTTTAGTATAGGTATTACCTAAATTCTCGTTAGGTATTACCTGCTTTTTATCAACAAGAGCTTGAAGATTCGCGATTTCTTTTAATTTAGGTGTTACCTTTATGGGTACATTTTTAGGTGTTACCTGCTCCTTTTTAGGTGTTACCTCGTTAGGTGTTACCTGCTTAGGTGTTACCTTCATCCCATCTTCATCACTCTCCACACATGCCATTATCGCCTCCACTACATATCCGTTCCTGCTCTCTGCATAATGCTTTACACACTTCTCTAGCCTCTCAAAATCCCCCTCTTCTATCTTTACTGTAAATGTCTTGAACTTCTTCATAGGTGTTACCTAAATATTAAGGTGTTACCTAAATATACACTTAGGTGTTACCTTTGTCAAATACCCCTTATAGCTTATAGATGCACGCGTTAGTATACAATTTTTCAGGAGTCACAATGGCGTGGGGGGTAAACCCCTGACACCCTCCCTCTTAGTACCCTTCTTAATGCCGATTCAAGCTTTCATGGCTCTCTCTGCGTTGGCATGATGTCGCGTATGATCGCATTTTAGTTGATTGAAAGGGTAGAGTTGACTGCTGGTAATAGGGGTAGAATGAGAAGGACTTACTATCTTTTCTAATAGGTGGTAGTAAAGGAATGTATAACCTTTCTGGGATAGGGTTTGTAACTGATATCTTAATACTATCTTAATACCCTTTTGGGGGACATAAAAAAAGAGGGAGTTGTTAGCTCCCTCTTAATGTTTATCCTTCTTTTTGTTTTTCTCTTTCAGCTTCTAAAACTTCACACAAACCTCTTGAAATACATTTGCAAGCTTCGTCAACTGAGTTAAAAAGCTCTAATGCTTCTGCACCTTTGTAAAAAGCTTCTATCATCTCTGCACAGCTAAATAGTTTAGTTTCATCCCAATTTATCTCACTATTCATAATGAAATTTTTAAAAAGTTAATTACCCTTCTAATAGCGAGTGAAGCGAGCGTTCTCTTTTCTTAATACCGGATCTTTGACATAAAAAATAAGGGGATTCCATTAGAGAACCCCCTTACTTTTATTAAATGTACTCTATCTTCTCAATCCCATACAATTGAGAGAAACCGTACATTTCCTCGTTTAATCTTATTTTTTCTGCATCCTTGATTACTACGATTGGATTAGAGCTTTTTATGGAAAGCACTTTATAACCCAAATCTTCCATCTCCTGAGCTACGGAAGTTATCATCTCTTCCGGAACATCATCTAATGTTATTTTTACTTGCATGGCAGTAAAATATAAAAAATTATACTAACCTTGTAGCGAATGAAATGAGCGTTCTCCCTTCTTAATTCGGGATTTTAATGCCCTCTTTGGATACAATAAAAAAGGGAAGGTATTTCTACCCTCCCTTGATTATGTTTATAGCTCACTCTTTTTAGATTTGGTCTTTTCTTGAGGTTTGCTATCTAAGCAATTCCACATAGTAGCACTGATATCAATGCTTTTCTGAAGATTGCCCTCTTTATCATTGTAAGCATTAGCTTGAGGAATACCTTCTACTAATACTCTGCTACCCTTTTTAATGTATTCAACTACATTATCTTGAGTAACTTTACTGAACACCTTAACACGATAGAAATTAACTCTATCTGTATCTCCAGCTCTATAATTACAAGCTAGATTGAACTGTGCCCAGCTTACCTCACCGTTCTTTGAGGTTTTTATCTCTGGCTCCGTTGAAGCCCTACCTAAAACGGTAAATCTTTGCATATCCATAATTGGATAAATAAAAAATAATTACCAACGAAATAGGGGCTGCAGAGCAGCCCCGTATTCTTTCTTATTTCTTTTCTACATCGATTGTTACGATTGAGAAACTGTATCTTTGGAGTGGATTTTTTCCTGTGTTTTTCTCCAATGCCAATCTGCCAGCTTCTTTTAAAGCTTCATCGTAATTTGTAAATGCTTTGATTAATTCCTTTTGGAATAACCTTTCTGCAACTAAAATGTATACTTCCATCTTAATTATTTTAATAATTTAAATCTATTAGCTTTGATTACTAACTCTGTCTTAACCTCACCCTCGTTTGATAGCCAGCCTCTTGATCTGGCTTCTCCATCTACCATTACTAAATCACCCTTCTTAATTTCTTTTACCTTTTCTAAAGTCTTGTTGAATACTTCAATTGAATAGTATTTGGTAGATTCTCTATCCGGCCCGTAAGTGTTTACAGCTACCGAAAAGATACCGAAATCTTTGCCTTCCTTGGTCTGGATTATCTTTCCAGCTCCTGTGGAACGGCCCATAATTAAAGTTTGTTGCATATTCATATGCAAAATAATAAAAAATATTACTAACAGAATAGGGGGAGCAAAGCTCCCCCGTATTCCCTCTTACTGCCGATCTTTCTTTATCTTATCTCTAAGCTTATCTTTACCCTTTTGAGATACTCCTTAAGCTTGATACCCTCACTTGTCTTTGCCATCCAGAAGTTCTCAAAGATGGCTGCCATTGCTTCCTTGAATCCAGAATAATTAGCTTCAAGCTGAAGATTGTTAGACTGGTCAAGATATTTAACACGAATCGTAGTATCCATTTATTCATTTCTAATAATTAAATATGGCAATCTACTACCGTTATTAATTGATCGTCATCTATCTCATGCCAAATCTTCATAAACTCTTCATCCCAGTTAGGTTTATCATTTGTTGATATACCAAACCAGCCCATGTCACCATTAGAATAGTATTCACCATCCTTTACAATTCCATAAGGAACAAAGGAGTTAAACTTATTCTTTTCCACATACTCTTCACGAGTACAATTAAAGCTCTCAAAATCAGTACCCCATAAGCCTAATTTATTAAACTCAGCTATTGAAGGTTGTGCATGATATTGCTCTCTTGCCTTATCTATATCTCCATTGTTCAACTTGACAAGTTTTTCAAAACTTTTAGCTGTTTTAGGAATTACATTAACCTTGTCATATAACTTTCCAGCTTTTTCTGCTTGTTCCTTTATCATGCCATGTACATCAATATCACCCTTTAATGCAATACTGGCTCTATCTTTTGGAAATTTTTCTTCTTCATTAGCCCATGATAACTCGCCAAGTTCGCCTTTTTTGCCGGGCTTTAATTTAAAGTAACCAGCCCATCTACCACCTACCTGGTACCAATCCCAAAAAGCGGCATTGTTGTAATAATATCCCCAATCACCTTCTGGGCTCATCTTATATCCTTCTAAGGCAAGTAACTCCTCATAATCTTTACTAATTGCAGCTTCATATCTTTTTACAAAGTAACTGCCAGCTTCTTTTTCATACCATTTCCAACCTTTTGTTCTTAATTCTTTATCTAAATCCTCAAAGGTCTTAGTGCAGTAATCTTTAATCTCATCCTTTCTAACTTGAACTTCAAATTCTAAATCATCTAGATCCAAACCAGCTACTTCTAAATCCTCACAGAAAGGTGATAATTGACCATCAACATCCTCACCTATTACAAAAATTGCGAAATGACTCATAATTATTTATTTACAGAATTAAAACTATATACTTCCTCTTCATCTTTAATGTCTAATTGCCTATCACAATATGGACAAAATAGATCGGTTAAATCTGTTTCAAAGGTATCTCCATTCCAATTGACTAAACCGTCATCATCAATACCTACATCTCCGTATTCCGTTACCTTAGATTCATAACGCAATTCATCTAGAACCTTTTTACAGCCCGGACAAGTAAATGTTCTCATTTTATTTATCTACAAAATTAATCTAACTTAAATACTTCCTCGAATTGAAACTGTCGGCCTGGATATAGTATGAATGCAACATTACCCTTTTTGGTGTCTGCACTACTCCAAGATTCAATCTCACCAAAAGCATTACCCTCTTCATCTGATGCTAGGTAAACCTCTACATCATTAGGGATTGCTTTTAATGCATTAGCTAAATCTATTACTTTCATTTTATTAATCTACAAAAATAAATTAGCTTGCTCCTTTTGAGCTTTAACCTCATCTGTGTAATACTCATCTTCCAACTCTTGAGCTATCTTTTCTAAATCACTTTCTCCAAAATGAGAAAAGAAACTTTGATAACCTGTTGGACTGATAGTATCACCCCAGAAAGCTGCGTGATCTATTACACCACCGTACAAATCCGAATCATATTCTATTCTTACTGCCTTTCCACTTCTCAATACAAAGTGAAACTCTTTCATCAATAATCCTCTGGTAACATAGCTGTATAATCTCCAGTTTCATTCCTGGCTACAAAGATTTTGAACGGCTTATCTAGAACAAAGAACTCTTTATCATCTCCGCCATCTGTAGTATGGTCTGGTAATCTCGATAACTTATCGAAATAAGCACTTAAAAACATTGTATGGTCTAACTCATTGGTTAGTTTGCTTTGTAAATTGCTTGTTATGTACATCTTTCTTAATGCTAAAAGTTAAAAATTATTCCCAATTCTCATCATCTTCCATAAACTCGTTCCTTCTGATTTTGTTAGCTGTATCACTAACTGCTGTTATATATTCTCTTTGCTTATCTGAATATTTATTCCACCAATTAGCTAATAGCTTTTCCAATTCTTCTAAAAACTCTAGCCTTGAAGCCTCCGTATCATCATCAAATTCTATTGGTTCCTTAAAAAAGAACCCTACCTGTAATGGTCTATTATCTGATTCACCTACGGATCTATCTCCAAGCTCCCAAACTGTAAACCTTTCTATATAAGGGAATGTTTCTTTTTCCATCCTTGTTAAATAAAAAGTAATTTACACATAAACAACACTAAAAATAGTGCCATTATCAGTACTGGAACTAAACATCCAGCACCAAAAATCATAATGTTCTTCATAACTTAAACATAATAATTATTATCATCATCATCCACTTCACTGCGTGGATCTTGAACTTCATAATATCCACATCTGGGACACTCTAAAGCATATTCTGAATCGGTAAATACCTCTACTAATTCCTGAACTGTTTGTTCCTCTTTACATTTAGGACAATTCAAAGTATCGTTTGGAGGTATTAAACCCATCTCGTCACCGTCTACCCATAGCTCACTTGAATTAAGCTTCGCTATTAAATAAACATCACTAACTTTAATTTCTTTATCTATTCTTAACATAGCAGTAATTTAATAATTAAAATTATTCTCCCTTTTCTCTAGCTTCATTTTTCTTTAATATCTCCTCAATTGACTTATCCCAATCTTCTTTTGTTTCCCACTTCTCAATTACTGCATAATCTAAATGCAATTGAGCATCACTAAAGTGTATTAAAGCTCCCTGTTTACAAGCCTTTTCTACTCTGTCTAGATCTTCTAAGAATCTAAACTCTAAAATCTTATCGTCATTAATTCTCATATGTACTTCCATATACCACTCTGTTAATTGAGCTTTAACTACTTTTCCTAAACCTGAAAAGAAATGATATGGTTTATTCATCGCTATCTTTGTAAAAATTAAAATCATTTAGCTGCTCGGCCTCTATCTCCTGCCGATATAACTCTTGGAGAAATTCAAATTTCTCTTCCTGAGTCATAGACTCGATATCTTCCTCATCCATATTTTGTAGGGATAAAAAATAAAATAATTACAAACAAGATAGCAAAGCAAAGCTTTGCGTATTCGGGAATTCTTAATACAGTTCTTATGATTGATTGGTTAATATAGGAAGATTATATATCAACAATTGATATATTGTCTATCGAAATTATGCCGAAAACTTAAACGAGGATTCTCTTTTTGAAGCGTTTCATTTTCTCCTGGGCTCTAATCTTTTCTGTCCAGCCGATAGCTGTTACATACTTGATCCCAGTACCCTTGATACATTGTCTGAGGTTTGCCACCTTTTCTTCAGCCATATCTAGCCTGTAATTTATCATCTTTCTGATTCTACTTTTTACAAGAGATACATTTGGCCCTGTTAGTTTCTTCATAGCATTTCTAAATAACGGTTTAAATATTTAAGATGATTAATAATATCATTAGCCATTTCTTCTAATCTATACTCCCAATCACTAGCATACTTAGACCTTTCATATTCTTTAACTCGTTTCAAAACTACACCTTTAATGGATTCCCCTTCCCAAATACTGTCTATCTCTGCAAGCAATCCTTTGTTACACTTATCACCAATAGTCCACATATACAATTGCAACTGCTGTTCATAGCCATTACTGTGACCGGTCTTCCAATCTAATACTAAACTACTATCGTAAAGGTCTGGTCGTGCTACTATTATATGACTCTCCCTTTCTATCTCTATTGTCTTTTCCTGCTTATACCTTTTCTTTGTTAAGTATTTAGCAATCCCATCCACCGACTGCCAACCATTATCTTCTATCCAGGTATGTACGATTTGACCGTCTACTTGTTTTTGAGTGCCAGCAGTCTTAATATCGGTAAGGTATTGCCATACTGCCAGCCAATCTTTCTTAACCCAAAGCTTATACAAAGACCAAGAGGAACGAATTTTAGGATATATCCTTCTATACTCTTTGTATTTCTCTAAGTTCATTCTTCTTTTTATAAGCAATTAGCTTTTCTGTAATCTTAGCATTATTAAATTTAATGCCAGCCCTAATAGCCTTTTTTAAAAGCTTTTTATTTAAAGCTAC